TCGCCACCGATCTCCTTGTCGACCTTCACCTGCTCCACCCAACTCGTCACGAGCGCGGCCTGTGCCTCCACCTGGCGCTGCTGCATCTTCACAGCAATGTCGGCGATGGCTTGCGCCTTGCCCTGCTCGAGTCCGAGCTCTTTGGCGATCGCGCTGAACTCCTCGACCGCGGCCGTATCGAGCGTCACCCCTTCGGGTGCCTGAAACGCATAGGCCTCGGGGGCTTGTGCGCTCGTGCTCTCCACCGCCTCGGCTGGGGCGCCAGCCTGGCTCTCACTCACACTCGCTTCCACCACGGCGTCATTGACAGGTGTGCCGGTGTCCGCAGTCATCTCGTCAGTCATGCTTGGTCCTATGCTCGGCGAGCACTTTCATGTACCCGGCGGTCGAGGCCTCGAGGAGCTCGGCTGTCAGAAAAAGCCCGATGTTTCGCTGCCCCTCGTTGAACGCCATAACGGATCCGCTATGGTTGAACGAGCTGCGAAACACCCCCGCCTCTTCCAACAATCGGAGCGCGATGCGCCGACCTTGGGGGTGACCTAGCAACCAGCGCAGATCCTCGAGTTCTTTTCGCCGGTTCTCGCGCGCCTTGAGCTCATCGCCCTCGGTCTCGCGAGCCTGACGGTTCAGGTCTGTTGGGTCGTCACTGAGTGCCACGGGAGAGATGCTAGGCGCTCGCGACGTCGGTCACGGATACGGCCTCCTCGACGACCTGCATCGGGGAGGCAGACCACGGGCCGTATTCGGTCAGGCACTCCGGGCATTCGGCGAAGATCTGGTGCCCGATCCGCGTGATGCGGAAGTAGATCGAGTAGTCCTCCTCGGTGCAGAGGCACACCAACTTCTCCACATCGCGCTTGGCTTTTTTGAATGCGGCCGCCTTAGCCACTGCGCGCCAGCCGTATATCGCAGCGGTAGCGCTCGACCTCACCGAAGCCCTTGTCGTAGACGATGGCCACCATGTCGCGCCCGGCGCGGTAGCCCGCAGCGGTGGCCCAGGCATCGCGCGAGGCAAGCGTGCGAAAACTCTCCACCGTGCAGCCGGGGAGCTCCAGTTTGCTGGAATGATGAATGTGCCCCGTGAGCCAGTGCCGGTGCTCGGCCAGCCCCCAGGCCTCGCCTTGGTCTGCGGCCATCACGCCGCCCAGTTGCGCGGGCTTCACCGTGTCGCCGTGGGTGACGCCGAGCAGCACGCGACCGTGGGTGATGTAGTGGAACTTGGGGCCTGCGGCGTGAATGTGCACCCGGGGCTCGTTGTGAAAGAACGCCTCCATGAACGCGCTCAACATCACGGAGGAATGGTCATCGTGATTGCCGATCGCGTTGATCACCTCCACCCGCGCGTGCTTGCGCAGCGCGAGCCCCACCAGATCGATCATGATCTGACAGCCGACTTTCAGCACCCGCGGCCAGCGCGTGTCGACATCCAGCGCGTGCCCCGAGCGTGACGTGCGGTTCTGGTTGTTGTCGCTGTGAAAGAAATCCCCCAAATTCACGACCAGCGCGCGCTCGCTCCCCGGTGCGAGCTGCACCAGGCGCGAGGTGGCAGAGAGCAGATCCTGGCGCGCGATGTCGCAGTCAAAGTCCTCGCCCGCCTCGTCCTTCCAGGCGTACATGCCCACATGCGGGTCGCCCATCGGGTAGCAGACCAGCAGATCCGCATCGCTGCGGGCGGGCGCCTTCACCGGCTTCGCGACGCCGCGGTACTCGTCAGCGGCCTGCTGGATCGCCTCCTGCAGCGCTTGGAACGCATCGCTCGCGCTCAACTTTGCCTTGACCCATTGCAACTTCACGCGGCCGTCGGCGTCGTACATCGTCGATGTCTCGGCCACATGCGCAGGCGAGACGGGGCGGGTCATCTGGGACTCGGGCGCGTAGCCCCGGCGTGCGGCGGTTCTGCGGATCCTGTCGAGTGCGCGCTGCACGGTGCGCCGGTTGAAGTTCAGCGCGTGGCCAGCCTTCGCGATCGAGCCCTCGCGCACGATCGCCTGAATCAGCTTGCGCTGGGACTCGGTCTCGCAGAAGGGTAAGAGGCCTTCGACATCTGTCACGCTGACCTCGGTCAGTGCTTACACGAAGGGTGCGCTCGGGCTTCCGTAGCCCTGGAACTGGTTCATCACATCGCGCAGGCCCTGCACATTGATCTCGCTCGCGGTCTTGGCGCTCTCGACGGTTTGCGGGGCAACGGCGGCGGATTGCGCTGCCTGCTGGGCAGCGGCGCGCTGCTCGCGGATCGCGGCCACATCGGCATCGGGCACGACGATCTTGGGGTTGACACCGTAGGCCTCGGCGTAGTCATCGATCACCTGGTCAAAATCAACCTTGTCGACCACGGCAGGCGAGAGCGCTGCCAACTGCCCCACAGCGCCCAGCAGACGGTCCATGCCGGAGGTGGCCACTGCGCGCTGCGCCTGTGCCAGCACCGAGATGAATTCGACCTTGACCTCCATGCCCTCTAACTCGGGCGGGGGCGGGGGGAGGATGTTGGCCTCCACGCAGCGCTCGAACGCGAGATCGATCAGCGGTGCCAGGAGCTCGTTGTGCAGGCGCTCCAGCACGGGGCCGAGCATGAGGAGTTTCTCCTCGTGACGCTCGGCGACCTCGGTGGCGGTCATGCGGGAATTGGCAGGCTGGCTCGCGATCATCAGGAAGAGATCCGCGTAGTACGCCTGGCGGATGCGCTCGCGCACGTCCTGGATATCGATCAGAAGGTGCTGCAGATCGAGCCGCACCTCGAAGGCACTTCGGACGCCTGCGTTCTGGCCCGTGGAGTCGACATAAAAAACACCACCCGGGAGGCGTGCCTTGGACGCCTCTTTGTACCGGGTGGGAACTTGGAGGGGCGGATTGACCATGTAGTCAATCCCCTGCCCCTTGCGCAGTTGCTGGTGCTGGAGCTGCTTCACGTCCCCCAGGCACTCCATGCCGGGACTGGTGCCGTACACGTCATTGCCTGTCACCACCCAGCGCGGTGCCAGCACCGGGAAGCGGTCAAACCCGGACTCGGACAGGAACCTGTCCCCGCCGTCTTTCCCGGGCTCCATGTAGATCGAGGCGAAGCGCTTGTTTTTGCCGTCGCGCTTGGCGTAGTCACGCTCTCGCCGGGGCTCGACGACGTGCAGCACGTCCACCCAGGCGTCGTAGGAGCACTGGGTGTACAGGCTCTTCACGGTGAGCGAGCAGTTCTCGAGCCCGAACTGCGCGACCATCTGGCCGACGGTCATTTGGAATTCGCGAATCAGCGTATCCACCTCGCCCCGGTCGTTGGTGGCGATCGCGTACTCGCCGATCGTGAGCGGGTGGTGGTGGATCACGTTCTCGAAATCCGGCAGCACGACGGAGGCTGCGGTGCCAAAGAGCCCCAGCTCCTCGTAGACCGAGTGCAGCGCGCGGTAGGTGTTCGAGCTCGAGAAGATCCGGCGGATCAGTGCGGCGGTCTCGTGCAGCCAGGCCTTGACGGCGCCGGACTCCATCAGATCCCGGTCCTCGATCTCCAGGCGAAACCACGGGCGCGCGGGGCTCGTGACCCCGCTCATCAGGCCGGCAGCCAGAGTGCGTGCCCCGAAGACCGCGGCGTTGTCCAGAATGTGGTTCGCCCGCTTGTCGCCACGGTTGCGATCGGTCGCGACAAAGCGCCCGGAGCGCGGCTGCTGGTAGTCCGAGATCTCGCGCCAGTGCGTGATCCAGGAGGATCGCTCGGTCCAGAGCGCGCTCTTGCGTGAGAGCAGACGCTGGCGGCGGTTGATCGGCTGCCCGTCGAGCACTCAGCCCCCGAGCAGCGTCGAGCGACCCGTAGACACTGCGCCCATCAGCCCATTGGGGCTGGTGAGGAGCGAGCCCCCGACCATCCCTGACTGCCGGCGCTGGGCGCGCATACGCGACATGTCCACATCCGGCGGCTTCGCGGGCTGCGGGGGCGGCGGGGGGTCGGGCATCTTGGGGGACTTCATGCACATCGGGGCGCGGTCTCCTGCACGTTGGGGGGCATTGTTGCCCGCCGTGCAGAGCGATACGGATACGGCGCTAGATGCGGCGGTAGGGGTCGTAGGCCAGCACATCCTCGCTGCTGGTGCGACTCGAGAGGCCCATGCGCTGGGCGCGGGCCACGACGCTCTCGTCGCGGTGCACGGGGTAGGCGAAGGTGAGCGCGAGCGCATCGCCCAGATCGGGTGAGGGCAGGCCGCGGGCCTTCAGGTCGTCTTTGCTCTCGAGTTGGATCTTGTCCGCCGGCGTGAAGCGGTAGGTGGGGGCGGCCAGATCCTGCTTCAGCTCCACGAGATCGGGAATCGCCCCGCCAGCGCGCAGCCACTCGCGCACGTCCCACCACATCTCGGCGCGCTTGTTCAGGTAGCGGGCGTGCGCGGGCGAGGCGCTGAAGGCGACCTCGGTCACGTCGTAGTGCAACTGGCGCAGCCGATCGATCACCCCTGCCCCGTTGCCGGCATCGCAGAACACCGCGTCGGGCTTCCAATCCTCAATGATCTGCGCGATGCGGTCAGCAAGGGCCATGTTGTCCAGCCCCTTGAACACCCAGGGCTTCCCGGCGCAGAGCCCCTGCCGGGGGAACACGACGCTGCGGTCATCGCCAAAGCGTGCGGGGTCAATGCCCAGCACGCGCCCGGCCCAGGAGTAGTCGGCGGCCTTCAGGTGGCGCTGGCAGGCGAGCTGCACGTCGGAGAGCGAGATCAACTGGTTGTCGCCCGCTGCCGCGAAATCGCACAGCATCTCGCGCTTGAACGTGTTCTCGTCGACCGAGGATCGGTAGCGCTCGATCTCGAGGGGAAGTAGCGCATCGGTGTCGTAGCAGGTGTAGCTCGCCGCGTGCCAGTCGGGCCGGCCGCGAGCGCCGAAGAAGAGCTCCGAGAACAGGTTGATCCCGTGCGGGGTGCCGATGAACGCAGCCCATCCCAGCCGGTCGGCGAGCGCGGGCTGCAGCACCTCGCGCCAGGTCTCGGGCTTGATGTCCGCGACCTCGTCCAGCACCACGCCGTCCACGCGCAGCCCGCGCATCGAGTCCGGGTTGTCCGCACCGAAGATGCGGATCGAGGCGCCCGAGGGCTGCAGGATGATGCGTAACTCGGATTCGTTCACCTCGGCCAGGCGATGCTCGACCAGCGGGGCGACGATCTGCTTGAGCCTCGACCAGGCGATCACCTTGGCCTGCTTCAGGAGGGGGGCCACGTACAGGAAGAGCCCGAGGGGCTGATCGAAGCGCAGCGCGCTGTCCAGGAGTTGCCGGAGGGCCATCTCGGTCTTGCCGGCCCGGCGGTGCAGCGCGAGCACCGTGAAGCGCTGGCGGCGCACGTGGCACTCCTGCTGCCAGGCGCGCGGTCGGTAGCCCAGATCGATCCTCACGCGAGATCGGAGTGGTCGCCGGGCTCGGGCACCCCGGTCACGATGACGACCTGGGACTGGGTGCGCATCGGGCCGCCGTCGGCACCGGTCAACTCCGTGCGATCGGCATAGACCTGTTTGCGCCTGCCCTTCAGCATCAGGGTCAGCAACTGGTCGCTGTAGCGCGTCTCAGTGCCCACCAGGGCACCTTGGTGCCACACCCCTTGCTCCCAGCCCGCCACCGCGCGCCTGAACGCCTCCTGCTCGGCCCGATCGATGCCTTCCTCGATCGCGTGGTCCCAGGCATCGGCAAAGTCCTCGTCCGCCTGCCTCGCGCGCCAGGCCGTGGTGCGCTCGATGCTCGCCGCCTCGCAGGCATGGCGAATGATCGGCACCTGGCGCAGGGCTGCGAGGAAGATGGGTTTCCAGTCGTGCTTCATGGCGCCCACCCTAGTCGCCCCGATCCCGGCTCACGGATACCCGAATCATGCGCGCTGCCCACTGCCCCCTGTTCCTGCCGGACACAATGTGCTGGATGCAACTCTTGCTCACCTCGAACTTCTCCGCCACCTCGGTGTAGCTCAGCCCCTCGTCCACCAGTGCCAGGATCAGCTCCACATCGTGGTCGGTGAGTTTGGTGTTGGGGTGCGACTCCCCAATGCGTCTGCCCGTCTCGTTCAGCCGAATCTCTCTCACTCACCAGCCCCTCCCAGTGAACGTGCGGAAATCAGCACAAAAGACCCCAACGACCCCCCGCAACCCTGCAACGTGCAACGCGGCCTAAAGGCCCGCGTTGCAGTCGTTGCTTCGGCGGGTTGCTGCGCAACGTGCAACGCGTAGCAATACGTTGCTCGCGTTGCCGACGTTGCACTCAAAACTCCCCCACCATGCCGAAAACAACATGATCCTCCGCCACCGACACACCCGTTGAATCTGTCGAAATCAACCGGTTCAGCGACTGGCGCACCCGCTGACGGCGCGTATCGCGTGCCCCTTCGGGCTTCACCAAGCGCCCCGCGGCCTCGCTCACCACCCCCTCTACCGGCGCCCGCAGACCCCCTGCACACTGCCCTCGCACGACATCCATCACGACCTT